TGTAATGAAGTAATACCACCAGCAGCTTTTTTTACGGTACCGGGACCAGTGTAGTAGCGTTGAGCGCTTGAACCTGCTCGGCGATCTTTTGCTAGTTCTGCTTGCTCTCTTTCAAGGCCATAGCTCGGCAATGCAATGCCGCTACCACCCCCACCTTTACCAGATTTGGCTAAGAGCGCGGCTAACAAAGCAAGCAACGCTGGATTCATTCCGCTTTTCTTCTCAGCAGGTTGATCTTGTTTTTTAGGGGGAGCGCCACCGCCGCCACCGCCACCACCGCCTTTGCCAGTACCGCTACTTTGTGCGCTAGGGAGGCTTGTGTATTTTTGTAATGATGCTGGTACAACAGTTCTGTTTGCAACTTCGTCCCTATTCATGTACGCAGGTATAGGTTTGCCGTCAGGTCCAATTGTGTACTGAGTGTTTGGATCAAGAGTGCTGTATTTACGCAAGTCTGGAGGAAGTAAAGACTCATCAATTGTCCTACCTGTAGGTAACGCACCTGTGCCCAAAGGTCTGTTGGGGTCAACATAGTCTCTGTAAGTTTTGTCAGTAAGGTCAAGATCTTTATATACATCCGCATTTTTTGGCACACGGTCAGGATCAATTTGCCCACTACCGCGCACGTACCCATCAACACGTTCTGGGTTTAATGTGTAGTTGCTTTCAAACGCAGCGCTGCTACCTCCTCGGTTTGGTTGAAGACCTTGTGTTTGTGTAGCGGTAGTTTTAACCACTTCACCGGTTAGGGGATCAATTTTATAGTCCACAACCGGAGCGCCTTTACCTACATATGAAGGCAACTCATAATTAACAGACTCCTTTACTACAGGTGTGCCTACCCGATCTTCAACAGGCACGTCACCATAACTTACTGGGTACTTAGTGTATGAAGGGTTACCTGAAGACGCAAAATTTTGAGATGCTGCTGATGTGTAACCATCTAAACTAAAGTCATCTTTTGCAATGTTTGTGATTGCGCCAAACTTTTCAGTAGGTTTATCTTCGTTGGAAGCTCCCCCCAAAACACTGTTGTCTCCGCTTAAAAGTTTGTTAACTTGCTCGCTGTCTAGCGTAACACTACTGCCGTCGGGTCTACTAATAATTGCCGACCCATCTGCCAACGGGGTAATACCTACATTGCTTGTCATGCCGCTTTCAACGCCACCTGCAACGCTAGGTAGGTTTTGAGGGTTTACTGACCCCGGCATTTGAGTCCCTGCGGTTATACCTTCCGTAAAACCGTCGTACAAATTAGGTTGATAAAGTGGTGCATCGGTCATAGTCCCACCGAATAGTAAACGTGGGTCTATGGCTGCAACTTGTACGCCGCTGTCAAAAGGTTGGTTTAAAGAAGCGCCGTAGCTTGTGCCATAGTCAGCGTCAGTACCAAAATCATATGCGCCAAGATTAGAAACCCCACTGTAAATGTCGCCGCCAATGTCACCATAGCTACTACCAAGCCCAGCATCCATGCCAGCAGCATAGCTGGAACCATACGCATCAGGAACAAAGTTCGTGTATGCGCTAGTCATTTCATTGTAAAGTTCAGCGGACCTACCGGTTGGGTCGGTCAATCCATAAGGATCTCCTGTAGCTATAGACCGTTCAAGCCAGTTGTCAAACGCATCGTAATATTGACTGGATGGAGTTGGCGACCACGAATATACAGGGTCTGGAAAAAGCGTAGACTCATATGAGTACGGTGAAGTTGTACTGCTGAAATCATAAGGGTTTGAAGTGTATGCATCAAATGCTGGTGGCGGCGTCATCCATGACGGTGTGGAGTCATACACCCATGATGAGTAATCAAACACTGAAGGTGCGGTGAGACCGTACGATGGCGGCGACAAGAAGGAATAGGAATAGTCTGGCGGCGGCGACAAGAAGGAATAATCTGGCGGCGGCGACAAGAAGGAATAGGAATAGTCTGGCGGCGACGAATAAAAGGAATAGTCATACGTTGGCGGCGACGAATAATAGTTAGTAGTCGCCGCAGAGTCAGTACTAAAGTCATAACCAGAAAACCAACTCATATTAAATCTCCTTTACAACAGTTTGTTCAAAGACTTCGTCTTCTGTTGTAGCTTCAGTAGCATGAATGCAAAACCAAACTGTTTCTTCAATTGCAAAAACTTTGTGTTCGGCACCGGCAACAATAGTAATCATTGCGGGAGCAACATACTCAGTGGTTTTGCCATCAACTGTGACAAGGCAACGACCCTGCGCCAAAACGCTTAAGTGTTCATAGTTATGTTTGTGTTGTACAAGCCATTGGCCGGGTTTAATACGAGCTTTTTTGGCATACAGACCATCCGAAAAATGGTGTTCCATATCAAACACTTTGGCTAGTTCGTCTTTGTCTTTGATGATCTTTCCATTTTGCATTTGTACCCCTTAAACTGCTTCACCGCCACTGGCGGTAATCGTGCAACCAACGCCAGAAGCTTTCACTTGGATGGTCCCCCCTGCGGTCATAACTTGTGTGCCTGTCCAGCTAAGCGTACTATACCCGTCAAGCGTGGCGTTGTAAAACAAAGCGTTGCTTGTACCAGCCGTATCACCCGAAGAAACAAGGGACACGTAAATATTGATTGGAGACGTCGTGGTATTGCAAATGTCAAACTGCTTGACGTAGGTGCGAGTGTTAACCGGAACGGTGTATATTGCTGCATAGGATGTAGTCAGTGCCGCTTGTCCAAGTTGAAGTGGAGTAATGATTTGATAATTTGCCATTACATATCCAACCAAATAAGGGTCTGTGAGTTATTACCCTGAACTTGCAAGGCAGCAACTTCGGTTTGAAGTGTCACAATTTCTGCCTGTAAAACGTCTAAATTGCCAGATATTGTTTGGAGCGTTGTGTCGAGTTGGTTAAAGTACAGTCGAAAAATGTTGTTTAACTGCTCGCTGTACTGCGAAGAGTAATCCCTAGGTGCAAACGCTAAGTTTGGCGCTGCTGGACGGGTAATAACTGAAAGTGCCATTAGCGTCTCCCATCCGCACGAATGTCAATACGGGTTGCACCGCACTGCCATGCTGTGCCCAATTTGTCGGAGGCTACCTTAAAAATTAACTGTCGGCCACGAATTCGAGTGTTAATTTGGCCTGTAAATGTTTCAGTTACCACATAGGAATTACCACTTATTACAGTATCAGCAGCCGTTTCAGTAACGCCAGAACCTGAATTTTGTAACGCTTGCAAGGTAAGAATTACTTCGGGGGTTTCAATACCGGTGGACCCAGAAAACGTAACGTCAGGCAGCATGCGCCAAATAAACCCAAAATGGTCGCCATCGTCAATGTCAAATTCGGCTGAGGCTATGTAAGCGTCAATTGGTTGCGCAGTGCCAAACTCAACATCGTCGTTACCATTTTCGTGGTACACAGTTATACCATTGTAGGTAGCAGCAATTGGGTATGAGTAAATACCCGAATCTAACCAAGCTGTACGGCCCATGTTGCCGTAATACCAGACTTTTTCCACATAGTTATACACAACGTAGCGGTTGATTTCGTCGCTGTCGGCTGAACAATAGAACCACCAAACTTCATTAAAGCCTTCGTTTGTAGAACCAAACACTTGTTGGTTTTGGTTTTGATTGATGTTTTGAAATACAAAACGGCGCAAATCGCAGTTGAGTGTTTGCACGCGACCATCATAGCTATAAAACTTGTCACGCCCCATCCAATAGACCACACCAGAAGCCAGAGCAACAGCATTTGGCCCCATGACGGAAATGTTGTCACCTAGTAATTGAGAGCCCCAGTAAGCAGGGGCACCCAAAAATTGCAAAGAGTACAGCGACACATCAGTAAAAACCACAATTTCTTGACGAGTCTGTAGGGCAGTAATGATGCGAGAACCGTGAGAAAGCAAAATACTACCCGCTTGATTGGTAGCATCCGGGTCCCAAATATAAGGGTTTTCCTGATCAGACCAACGAATTAGCATAGGGTTTTGGATTGAACTGCCGTAATCATTGGCACCAAAACAAAACACAAAACGAGAAGCATCAGACACCAAGATTTGATTTTGGAATAAAGGCACGCTAACCAACAAAGAAATAGACATCTGCCCTGTATAGGTGCTGGTTGTGTTTACCACATTCCCGTTTAGATCAAGCAGTTCAGCAGTTAAACCATTTACGTTATTAAGTTGATAAGTTGTATTCGCTAAAATGCCAGTCGGCAAAGTGCCCGTGCTGGTAAATTGCACTTGCGTTCCATTTGTCAATGTTTTGGTTAGGGTCACTACGGCTGGGCTAGCCAAGTTTACAGACACATCCCCACCAAGGCTGTTTAAAGCTTTGCCCCTAGTATTTACTGTAGTAGTTGCATCCCAATAATATACGCCGCCCCCATTGGGGCCAAAGATCAAGTCTTCGCCAAAATTGTCTTGCGACCAAACCCGCAAATTTACAAGAGTCGTAATACCAAAACCCCAGTTGCCTTCGCCCCAAGGACCCGCCCCCCAGCCAGTGCTTGGGAGTTGAATGGCTGGGCCAACAGGAAGTTCATACTGAGCCAGTACGTTAGTACCACCGTTCCCAGTGTTACCCACACCTGCTATTACGCCACAATCAAAAGTGTAGTTGTCTACGTCAATTACTGTTATTGGGAACCCAATAAAGTTAGCAGTCAATGTTTGGTTAAGCACGTTAGCATCAATGTTGCCCCCTAAACCCAAAGCACCGCTGTAAATTACGTAATCCCCATTTGCATGCCCATGCCCTACAGAATTAACTGCAATTATTGAAGAACCTAAAGTAGCCGTGAACGGATTGCTAAGGGTCACAATTGAAGTGATCGGAGTGATATCGTAGTAAAACCCACCACGATTTATGTAGAACTTGAGGTTTGTACCAAGCCCCAAAAAAATAGTGCCTTCTAAATCTACCCAAGCCCAAAGAGATCGACAGACACCCAAAAATTGTTGTGCACTGTATTGAGTCCAACCACCAATTTTTTCAGGCATACCTGAACGAAATCGTACCTTGTCGGACTCGTACCACCCCGCAACAACCGCAGTGCCAGTATCAACTGATCCGAGGGTCTCGGCAGCATATCGAGTGTTTTCTCGATTTACACCGGGGCGAAGAAGTAGTTTTTTTAACGGCACTTTGTCACCCTACGTTTCGTTCAAAATGTGGGCAATCCACCAAAGACTTGAAGTTGCCACCCCAACGGTTTTTGGGATTCAGGGATTCCCAATAGGCACCCAAGGGCGCAATGGTTGCCTTGTCCCAGATTATCTTCCCATCTTTAAAGAAGTTCAAGTCAATGGCGCACCGCTTTAAGTGAATGCTGTTCATGGTCTTTGATCGACCTGTCTTGAAGTAGATCGCTTGCTGTTCAGGCGTTCTGGCCAACTCTCCACCGGTGACCTTAAATCCTTGATCGGTGGCGTGCTGAATCAGTTTACAGGCATCCAGCAAGAATGCGGCTTGTTCGTTAGATAGGCTCATTTCTTCCTCATGTCAGCAAGTTTTTCAATTGTTCTGCCGCCAAAGTAGGCACCCATGATCAGCATTCCCCAGTTACCCAACAAGGTGACGTAGGATTCATTTGCGTTGTACCCGTAAGCGGACATCATGGCAAACAAAAAGTAACCCAGAAAGATGGCAATCAAACTCATGGGTCGAATGTTTTTGGACAACCAAGAGTCGCTGGACATATCTGCTTGCCAGCGGTCGGTGACATTGTCGGCATCGCTTTGTGCGGCCTTGGCCAACAAGTCAAGTTCAGCCAATTCCATCTTGGCTTTCTCAATCCCAAGTTCCAAGAGGCGTTCTTCATGAGCAAATTGCAGTTCCCGCAACTTGACCACATCCTCTGCTGTTGGGTTGTCAGGGATTTTTACACCAAGGGTGTTTTCGACAACTTCTTTGCCTTTGGCTTGGATGGCAGAAGACAACAACCCCAGCCCGTTTTGGGCAAGGCTGCCAAGTAGGGATGCAACTATTGGGATCATTTCTTATCCTTTTCCTCTAAGTTCTTTATGAGTTTTTCAACCCTAGCCTCGGTCTTTTCAGTCTTTTTTTGCAAGGTTAGCGTATCAAAATACAGCATCGCCATCATTGGCACAATCAAACAAACAAAAAGCATCAGTATCACTGCAACAACTACGGATCCCGATTCAGGTGAATGATGAACATCAACCCCCAAATTTCTAAAATTACCAAAAACACGGCCCCTAGAATCAAGGCGGTGCTTTGTAATCTGTCGATCTTTTGCTGCCGTTGCCATTTCCTTTTCCGTTCTGCTATCAATTCCTGTCGAATTTCTTCGTCGTGTTTCTTTGCAAGCCTTTTGAACTCTGCCTCGTACCTCGACCAAACTGCACCTAACGCTGGATCTGTGTGGTAGACCAAAAACTCTCTCAACTCAACTGCCTGTCGTTCAAGTTCAATCTGGTTGAACACGTTTTCAAGAGCCTGAGCCTTGAGCGATTTTTCTTTTGGTGGGTTGAGTTCTTGACGCTTGACTTCTTTTTTTACTTCCTCATGCGCTTCAAAAAACTGCCCAATGAATCCTGAAATCTCCTTCGTTATCTTGTAAAGATCTGAGCCTGTTGCCTTTGCATCTTTGTACAAAGCAATACCTTGCTTGATACCAGCAATTGCTGTAAGCGCAAGGGTGATCGGTTCAATTTTGTCCTCACTGTTTACCCAAAGAACTCTGAAGCGCCAAAGCCAGCAACGGATGTGATTTGCACGGACACGCTACGCTTGATCTCCAACGGTGCG